GAGATCTGGCACGTCTACAGGAAGGAGCACGACGACCGCACCAAAGCGATGCGCGTCACCCGCACCGTCCTCAGCTACCACGTTCCCGATCGCACCGCCGTCCACGACATCCTGCCCTACGCCCACGCGCTCTATCCCTTCGTCGAGCTGCCCCGCGAGCGCGCCTCACGCCCCATCTTGGAATCCCGCGGCGTGCCGGAAATCGTCCAGACCGCCCAGGAAGAAGTCAAAATCCAACGCGACATGCGAGGCGACCGCGCCAGCATCGTCACCTTGCCCCCGCTCAAAACCAGCGCCGCGCGCGGCAAGATGGATCTCATCCTCGGCCCCGGCGTCCAGATCCCCGAGCGCCGCCCCGGCGAGATCTCTTGGATGACCCCGCCGCAGCCCGACGCTGGCAGCATCGAAGTTGAGATGTCCATCCGCAACGACGTGGACAACTACTTCGGCCGCATCAGCGAAGCTGTCCCGCCGCAACGCTACATGCTCCACACCCAAGAGCTGGTCGATAGCTGGCTCTTGGACATGAAGCTCTGCCTCGTCCAGACGCTCTCGCTCTGTCAACAATACATGACCGCGGAAGAAGTCGCCCGAGTCACCGGCAACCCCAATCTCCCGCTCACCGCCAGCCCCGCCGACATCCGCGGCCGCTTTGATGTGACCTGCGAGTTCGATGCCCGGTTGCTCGACTCCGAAGCCCTCGGCGCCAAACTCGACTACCTCGCCAAAGTCCTAGTTCCCTTGGACAGCTTCGGCGTTATCGATCGAGTCGGCTTGGTCCAATATATGATGCAGGCAGTAGACCCAAATCTCGCCGGCATCCTCATCAAAGACATTGGCGCCGCTACCCAGGCCGAGCAAGAAGACGAGCAAACCGCCTTCGCCAAAATCGCCGCAGGCACCGAACCCCCGCTCAAGGAGGGCGGACAAAACGCACAGGTAAGGCTGCAAACCTTGCAGACCATCATTCAGAGCAACCCCGCCGTCCAGCAGCGTTACCAGCAGGACGAAATCTTCCGCTCGATGATCGACGCTCGCGCACAAGCCTTCCAGTTCCAGTTGCAGCAGCAGCAAAACGCAGTCATCGGCCGCACCGGCGCCCAACCCGCGCTGCAAAAGATGGCTCAAGACCAGCAACTCGGCATGGCTGCCGCTCCTTCCGCTTAATGCTCCTGCTGCCACCTGCCAACTGACCACTGCCAACTTCCCCATCCCATGCACCCGAACATTAACGTCCGCAACGTCGCTGGCCTCAACATCCCCCAGCACGACTATCTCAGCATCTCGTATTACGGCAGCACGAACAACATCCAGACCGTGACCTACAAAGAAGGCGGCAGCACCGGCCAAACAGTCGCCACGCTGACCTTCTCCTACACGACCAATCCGCCGACCACCAACGACGCGGACCTCGCTGCCGTCACCCGCTCTTAGTCTTTTAGTCTCTTAGTCTCTTAGTCTCTTTTACCATGCCTTGGACGTTTAACCCCTTCAGCGGCGCGTTCGATCAAAAAGGATCGGGCGGCGGCGGTGGTGCGTCCTATATCGACGGCGAAGTGCAAAACTTCAGCGCGCTGCCCACCGCCAACCCGCCAGCCGTAGACAGCGCCTACCTCGTCCGCGAACCCGAAGGCACTTGGCTCATCAACCGCAAGCCCGCTGGCATCTACATTCGCGTTGCCACCACCGGAACACGCGCAACTGACTGGACCTACGCGGGCATTCTGCCGGATGTCTTCAACGACGCCAACTTCCTCCTCTATGACAACGGCGACAGCTCCAAAAATTTAGCCTTCCAACTCTCCGGCATCACCACCGGCACCACCCGCACGCTCACCGTGCCGGACGCCTCCGGCACCATCGCACTCCTGTCCAATTTTCTCGGCGCCTTTAAAGACGCCGTAGTGCTCGCGCCCTCGGCCGACATGAGTGTCACCAGTAGCACAACGCTGGCCGACATCACCGGCATGTCGTGGACCGCCGCCGCGAACACCAGCTACCTGTGCGCGTGCGCGTGGCAGGTCGATTGCGGCGCCGGTGGATTCCAAATGGTGCTCGACTGCCCAAGCGTCTACGCGGGCGGCTCGACGCTGGCGGGCTACGGCTTTACCGTCAACGGTGCCAACTCCACCGCTGGTATTGTGCAAGTGGGCGCCACCGAGATCCGCGCAGGCAATCGTGGCGCAGCGCAGACTGGTCCCGTGTTTGCCATTTTCGGCTTCCGCACCGACAGCACCAGCGGCACCGCCAAATTCCGCTTCGCCCAAAACGGCAGCAACGCCGCCGCCAGCGTGCTTAAAGCGCAAAGCCGCGTGCTGGTTATCCCCATGACATGACGACCGACGCCGCCCTCATCGCCGCCGAGTCCCACTTGGCCACCTATGACTTTGCCGGGAACAGGCCGACATTGCTTCTCTACTTTCTGCAACTGCTAACCGCCGCCGCTGCGCAATCGCCCAAAGCCAACGCCGTCCGCGACTGGATTAACGCCATCGTGTTCACCGCCGCGCTCGACCCCGACAATCTTGCCGCTTCCCTGACGCCGCCGCCGCACACCTTCGCCGAAGTTGTCATCGAAGCCGCAACCGCTCTCAACCAACCATGAGAACTGTAACTTTACAAAGCATCCTCCTCCGCGCATGGCAACGCGCAGGCAACGACGGCTCGGATATTTCTAACATCCCATCTGGCGCCAAGACCATGATGGTCGCCGCCGCCAACGAACGCATTGCGGATTGCTGGGAGTGGTCGGACTGGCCTGAGCTTATGCGCGTCGAAGAACGCACCGTCGAAGGCAACGACACGACCGGCTACTTCATCCCCTACGAGCAAACCGGCGAGACCGCCATGGGCGAAGTCTTCGCCGTCCTCCGCGACAACCCCGCGACCCACGTTGCCCCCCGCCAGATTGGCTACACCCTCCTCGGCGACAACGTGCGCTTCCCGCAAAGCACCGACCTGCCAACCACCGTCTGGGTCAACTACCGCATCCGCCCGACCGAATACTCAGCAAGCAACCTCTCCGCGACCGTGCCAGCCGTCATCGCAAAAGCAGTCGGTTACCTCCTGACTTCGGATCTGCAAACCGAAGACGGCCAGCTCGACAAAGCACTCGCCATGGAACAGCTCGCAGAGTCCGAGCTGATCTCCCAGCGCGACAAATATTACTTTCAGCAGGGCCAACCCTCCATGTGGACGGCCCGCGTCAACCAATACTAAAAACCTATGCACCCTAACGTCTCCCTCACAAACTTCCGCACCAAGATCGTGCGGTTCACGCCAGTCGTAGACACCAGCGCCTACGCCGCCGGTGATGTCCTCTTCGACACCACCGCCGTCAGCGTCAGCGACAACACCAGCGCCGGCGCCCGCGGCACCATCCTCACGGCCTCGATCATCGACCGCGACGACGAATCCTCGCAGACCATCACGCTCTACTTCCTGCGCAGCAACGTCAGCCTCGGCACGATCAACGCGGCGCCAAGCATCTCCGACGACAACGCCGCCGAGATCATCGGCACCTGCACCGTCACCACCGGCACCGACTTGGGCGGCTGCAAATACGGCGAGACCAGTGGCCTTGTCCTGCCCTTTGAGCTGCCCGCGCAGAACCTCTTCGTCGCCGCCACAACCGGCGGCACGCCGACCTTCACCGCCGCAACCGACATCCGCGTGCGCCTCAGCCTCCAGCTCGAAAGCCCGCTCTAAGACACCATGCCGCTGCCATTTTCCAGACGCGCTTTGCAGACAGCGCCGAGCTTCAGCCGCGACTTCGCGGGCCTGAAGACGCTGGATCATGGTGTCGGCCCCGCCATCACCTTCACGCGGGCATCGAACGCCACCTTCTTCGACGCCAACGGCACCCTGCAAACCGCCGCCAACGACACGCCACGCTTCGACCATTCCGGCGGCAGCAGCTTGGGGCTTCTCATCGAGGAGGCGCGGACGAATTTGCTACTAAACAGTGCCACGCTGGCCACGCAAACCATTACCGTCACCGCCGTTGCCCACACTTTGAGCTTCTACGGAACCGGCGAAGTTGTCTTGAGCGGCGCACATTCCGCCACCGTGACCGGAACCGGAGCCTTCCCAACGCGCACCTCGCTCACCTTCACGCCCTCTGCCGGAAGCCTTACTGCCACCGTCAGCGGAACCGTTGAATATGCTCAATTAGAAGTCGGCGCTTTTGCAACAAGCTACATAACAACAACTGGCGCAACCGCCACCCGCAGCGCGGACAGTGCGGTCGTCACGCCGATCTCTTCGTTTTATAATCAAGCGGAGGGGACGATTGTTTCAGAAACCACGGCTATCGGCTACGGATCTAGCTTTCCGACCGTGTGGTTTTTGAACAATGACGCCGGAGCCAGTCAATACATAGCTTTCTACCATCGCGCTAATAATTACTTGGAGGTTTCTGGCAGCGGATTTGGTCAAGCAACCGGAGGCGTGACCATCGGAACAACATATCGCTTGGGATTCGCTACCTCTGCGGGATCTACAAGGCTTGCCCTCAACGGGGCGCTTGTTGGGTCTGATAGCGCCGCGGCGTCTCCAACCGTAACGCCAACGCGCATTCACATGGGCCGCAGGTCAGATGGATCGCAGCACTTTACTGGCCACATTCGCAAGATCGCCTACTACCCCCGCCGCTTGAGCAACACGCTGCTGCAACAGCTAACGACCTAATGTCATGACCGATTACCTCTACAAATTCCCCGACGAGCAAACAGCCCAAACCGCGCTGGCCGATTACTACGACAGCGAGACCGGCTGGAAAACCAGCGGAGAAGGCTATGCGCTTGATCCGGTGGGCATCCTTGCAGACGGCGAGACCGTCCTCGACGGATGGCACCTCAACCTCCGCGTGACCGACGACCGGCCAGATCCGGCGGCGGACTACAGCGTGACGCCGACTCAGCAGCGGAGGGTGTGGCTATGAGCATCACGCACTTCCATCACCATTTCACAACGACCGAAAAAGGCGTCATCGGAACGGCCACCAGCATCGGCTCCTCGGTGTTTTCTATGCTGCCCCATTTAGAGACGACTCTCAGGGTCGCCGGCCTATGTGTCGGCCTCGCGGTCGGCATCGTCACCCTAATTTCGGTCCTCCACGACCTCCGCAAAAAACAGAAAGCAAACAAATGAGAAACTGGAAAACAACACTCCTCGGAGTCCTCACAATCATCGCCTCACTCAGCACCGCAGGCCGCGAGTTCCTCGCCAATGGCAGCATTCCTGACATCGGCCTCATCGCCGCGAGCCTGCTCGCCGGTTGGGGCTTGATCGTCGCCAAGGACAACAACGCCCGCCTCTGACTCCATGAGCCACGCCCGCGTCACAAAACTCATTGCGTGTGCGATCCTCGCCGCGTCTTGGGCTGCTCTTGCGGCTGGGTGCGTCACGCTTGGCTACGACTTCATTAAGCAGCAGGCCACCGTCACGTTCGACGCGAAGACCGTCAAAGAGCCAACCAAGTGATCCCCAAGAGCCGACCACAACAAAAGCGCGACGAGACGCTGAAGCAGCTCAAGGCTGCCAACGTCAGCGATCCGGTGTGCTTGGTCGGCATTCGTGGCTACTACCGGGACAGCATGGGAGCCAAGGGCAAGCAGGATCGCGGAATCTATGACGACGCCATTATCCTCGTCTCGCCCAACGCGCACGTTGCCTTCAACGCAAACGTCGATCCGGCCCGCTACGGCATCAACCCAAAGATCGGCAAAGGCTACGCATCGCTCAAGTCCGGTGTCTACCGCTACCGACTGGGCAAGCACGGCATTCGGAGCGGCAACCCTTACAAAGCTCTGGTGCAGGGCGATGCGGTCACCGTCCAACGCGACGGCGGCAACGAAGAGACCGGCTTTTTCGGCATCAATATCCATCGCGGCGGAATCACCCGCACCAACAGCGAAGGCTGCCAGACCCTGCCGCCCGCCCAGTGGCCCGCCTTCATCTCGCTCGTTGAGTCCGAGATGAAAAGGAACAACGCGAAGACCGTCAGCTACGTCCTGACCAGCCGGAAGGACGCTGCCTAATGGCATTAGAAAGTCCAGTCCAGCGCGACGGCGACAACGGCTTCATCGGCTTCGCCAGCCGCTTGAACCCGCTGACGTTACCCGCAGGCATGTTGCAAGACTCAGTCAACATGCGCTTGGACAGGGGCGTCGCACAAACCCGCAAGGGCAGCAAGCGCCTCACCGACACGATCGGCACGACCGGCGCTCCGCTGACTTTGGATTTCACCCTCGGCACCGACAAGACCGTCACCTCGATCACCCGCGCCTCGACAACGGCCACCGTCACCGCCACCGCCCACGGATTCACGACCGGCGACCAAGTGAACATCCGCGGCGCCGTGCAGACGGACTACAACGGCGACTTCATCGTCACCGTGACGGACGCCAACACTTTCACCTACACCGTGAGCGGAAGCCCCGCGACACCGGCCACCGGCACCATCGTCGCCAATAACGGCCCCGAAGTCCGCGACAGCTACGAGGGCGGACTGTATGCCGCCGGAGTGTTCGCCAGCCAGAACTACGAAAACGCGGCGGAATACATCGTGCTTGCTGGCAACGACCAAGCGTGGCTTTGGCGCGACGGAGCCTCGCCGGTCATTAAGAATTACCCGACCAGCCCCGATGAGCGCATTGAGGGAACCGATACCGTAAGCATCGTGCAGGCGTTTGACCGACTTTACATCCTGCGCGAGGCCGCCCGCGCCGGAGCCTACGCAGAGAAGCTGACAAACTCTTCCGGTATCACCGTGTCGTCCACTACGGCCACGGTGAACGTCAACGCTCACGGCTATCCCGAAGGCGCCACCGTTCGCATCGAAGGATCTACAACGCCCGCCTTTGACGGCCATGAGTTCCGCGTGCTTGGCACCAACCTCAATACCGATTCGTTTGAGATTACCGTTCCATCCGGCACCGCAACGCATGCCGCCGCGACCATCAAGGTCCGCCGAGTAAAACCACCTTTATTTTGGGACGGAGGCAGCGGCGGCTTCGTCCGCGCCACCGCAGGCGTTCCGGCCGAAGGCGTCACCTACACCCGCATGCCATCGGTCGGATGGGCCAGCTACCACAACAACCGCCTTTGGATCGCCAAGACCCGCGACACGGTCGGCATCAGCGATGTTCTTGACCCTGACCTCTACGATCCATTCTGGAACAGCTTCCGCGCCGGAGCCGGAGGCGATGACCGCATTGTCGCCGTGCATCCTTGGGTCGAAGGCCAAGCCCTCGTCTTCTGCCGCAAGAGCATCTGGCTCGCCACGCTCAATCAATTTGCCTCAACCGATGGCAGCGACTTCAGCGTAGACACTCCGGTGTCACAGCTCACGCTCCTGACCAACGAGATCGGATGCAGCGCCCGCAACACGATTGTAACCGCAGGCTCGTTTGTTTTCTTCCTCAGTGACGCCGGTATTTACCGCCTCGACAGCCGCCTCGATCTTAAACTTCGCGGCGACACCAAACCCCTCTCGGAACCAATCGCCGACCTGTTCAGCCAAGTGGTTCAGTCCCGCGTAGAGCGCAGCGCCTTTGGCATCTGGCACAGCAATCGCTATCTCGTTGCCCTCCCAACCAGCGCCGACCCGCTCGACGGCAACCAGTTGGTGGTTGCTTGGAACGCCTTAACGGACACTTGGGAATACCGCGACATCTATCCGAGCAGCGCCAGCGCCAACCAGATCCTTGTCGGCACCTACGACAACCAACGCCGCGTCTTCTCAGTTCCACGCTCAGGCAACCTCTACCTGCTGGAAGAAGAGGGCACTGCCGTGGACGCCAATGCGGCGAGCAGCTTGATTGGAAGCAACCCCATCACCGGCAGCATCAAGACCCGCCGTTACGACTTTGGCGACATGCACAGCAAGCGATTCCTTCGCACGATCGCCGATGTGGTCATTCCGGCAGGCGCCAGTGTCAGCACCAAGATAAAGACCATCAACCCCGACACCGAAACAACGGTCGGCACGCTGACCAATAGCACCAGTGGCGTGGAAGACTACAACATGAAGAGTCCGGTGCGCTACAAGGCGCATAGCGCCGAAGTCATTTACGAAACATCCGGCGGGCGGCCGGAAATCCGCAGCGCCAGCATCGAAGCCTCGCCGAAATCTCTACCGCCCACGGAAACACGCTCTGCCGCCTAACCCTCAACTTCTCAACCCTCAACTCTCAACTACCCTATGGCCTCCTACGCATACACATTCACCAGCGGCGACACCGTCACCCCGACCAAGCTCAACAACGCCCGCACCGTCAGCGAGATCGTCAACGCTGACATTAAGAGCGATGCGGCTATCGCTGGCAGCAAGTTGGCAGATGGCGCCATCACCAACGCTAAGGTAGACGCCTCCGCAGCTATTGCTGGAACGAAGATTGCGCCAGCCTTTGGCTCCCAAAACATCACTGTCAGCGGCGGCGACCGCGCATTCACAAATACTGACAACTTTGCGCTGGTGTTTGCGACCAACAATACGGAGCGGATGCGGATTGATAACAGCGGCAATGTGGGGATTGGGACGACGGCACCTCAAACTAATCTTGATATTTTTGCAACGGGAGGAGGCAACCGAGTGCAGCTTCGGTCTTCAGCGATTACGACCGATTTCGGTATTACCAGCGC